GTAATTCTCTTTCTAAATAGTCTATTGCTTTTTCCAAGTCTTTTATATGCGTTCCTTTGTGTTTTGCTCTGGCTACATACTTTATTACATTTCCTTCATTAAAGTTTAAATCATAGTCTTTAATAAAGTCTATAACATCGTAGTTCTTTTTGTTGTCGTAGTGTATTGGTGTCATAATTTTTTCTTTTTTATAAATTTTTAATAATTCAGAAGTTGTATATTGATTTTCTTCATTACACCAAATGTGTATTCCATTTGTTTGTTCATTACATAAAATATAATGATTTCTTGCTATCCATTCAGCAAATTTTATGTCAATATTATTTTTAACTTCATAATATTCACACCATTGTTTAATTGTAATTTCTTCTTTTTTCATTGTTTAAATCTTTTAGCGTGAAACTTATATAATTCCATTGTTTTTTTTAATCCCTCATATTCTGTAAATTCTACTATTATATTATTTTCTTTATAGTAGAATACTTCATTGTAATTGCTTATTTGATACTTTATAACATTATATCTGTTTGCAGTTTTTGCTGGTTTAATAACATAAGCTAAATCATTTTTCCAACATACTGCCATTGCTTTTATATCTTCTTCAGTTGGTAAAAACTTTACTTCTTTAACTTTAGCCATCTATTCTTAAAAATTCAGCATTAGCATTTTCCATAAACCATTCTTTATTTTCTTTGTATTTATCTACTACTGCATCAATCATTACTAATTCATCTATTGTTGATGTTTGTAGTTTAGTTATAATGCTTTCTATGCTTCTTAAAATGTTTGTAGTCATTTCTGGGTCTGTTTTATAAATATTTGTATATTCTTCAAACACTACTTGTTCAAGTTCTTTATTAAGTCTATTAATTAAGTTCTTAATAGTTTGCCTGTATTGTGTTGTAAAGATTAAACTTTCATTTGCTTCAAGTAATAATTGTGCTAATAATACTGATTTTAAATACTCTAATTGGATTGGATTGTCTTTCATAATTGTTTTGCTTTTGTTATTTCTAAATATGTTACTTCTTTATCTATTTTTTCTCTATTGTTAAAATATGTTGTTGCTGGATTTTTATTGTTTATTTCCCAAATAGGTTCAATCAAATGTAAATTAAAACTATAAATTCCTTTTGGTGTTGAATTAATGTATATTGGTGTATCTAAATGCTTTTCACATTCTTGTATCATAGCATCATATTTTACCCTTTCTAATAATAAGGTTTTATAATGTATCCTTCTACATTTTAATTCAATTCGGTGACCAGTTGAAACTGAATAGCAATCCCATCTTGACATTTGGTTTTTTGCTTTAACTAAATCCGGATAAACATTTTCCACTAAATAGTTAAATAAATCAATTTCCTTCCAGTTATTCATTTACTTCATAAGTATCATAAACTTTGCGTAAATCAGATAAAATAGTTCTCCAGCAACTTGAACAGTTTGAACTTTCTAACTTTTCATTAAATACATTTAAGTAAATATCTTTAATTGTGTGCTGTTGTTTTGGTGTTAATTGATTTGTTCTATTGTCATATAATACTTTTAAAAACAAATATTCATCTTCTTTTAAGCAATTAACGTTTCTACGATATGAAATTAAATTGTTTAGTTTTGCTTTACGTTCTTCACAACCACAATCTATTCCTGTTACTTTGCTAAATAATTCAACTGCTGCTTTAATACCAGTTGCTTCTGTGATTTGTTCAATAGTATCACCTAATCCTGTTGCTTTCTTTTTTCTTCCCATAATTAAATTAATTTAAGTTGTATGTTATCAATTATTTTATTTCCTTTTTTAATATTATCTATCGCCCATAATGGCTGAAAATTTGTATAGTGATTTAACTTAATTACTTCATCTTCATCTTTTGCTAATGATATTGGATAAATATGGTCAAAATGCCATTGTCCTTGATTTTCCCAATTCATACCTTTAGTAAATTGTTTTTCAATATATAATTTAAATTCTATTGAAGTGCAACCTAATATTTGATATGTTTTTGATTTTTTACTATAACCTTTGCTTTTTATTGATTGATAAATTAAACTTAAAATATTACCTTTTAATTTGAATAAATAATCATTTTTTCTTCTATATTTAGTATAAGAATTTATTTTTTCTTTGTTTTTTATTCGATATTCTTTTTTATATTCTATATTATTTTTATAATATTCTCTTGCGTGTTTTTTAATTTTTTCTTTGTTATTTTGATAATATTGTTTAGTAAGTTTATTTAAGCGTTCTTTATTATTTTTATAATGCTCTTTTTTTTGAACTTTAAAACAAATTTTACATTGATATTGAAAACCATCTTTATGAGCTTTATTTTTACTAAAAAACTCATAAGATTTTACTTCTTCACATTTACTACATTTTTTCATTAATAAATATTATTATAATCATTTGAAATATAATCTTCGTAATCTTTTATAAACTTATTATTCAATACTTCTTTGTAATTTTTAATACTGTGAAATATTGATATTAAACTAATATTAGTTTCTTTTGCAATATCACGCATACTCATATCAGTATCCCTATACAATTTAAACAGCTTTTTATCATACCAATGCCAGTTGTCTATTTCTTCATCAATCATTAAACAAATATCATTATATGCTTTGTGTTCATCTATATTACTATTGTCTGACAAATTAAACAAAGTATCTATTCCTATTTTATCAATCTTATTTCGCTTGTTTAAATACTGAAAGCATAAACTTTTAATAGTAAAAAACACATAACCTTTACGAACATTACCTTTTGCATCAATTATTTTTTCAGCATCAGCATATTTCCACAAAGCAATATAAACTTCTTGAACAATATCTTCTGCATAGTCATCTACTTTATAAATGTTAGCAATTTTCACCCATTCTTTATGATGTTGGGCAACCTGTTCTAACCATTTATTTGTAGACAATTCCATACTAATACATTTTTATTGTTACTATACCAACTTTTGGTATTGGTGCTTCTTTCACTTTAATCTTTAAATCCACTTCTGTTAATTCTGTATCTATTTTCAATATTGAATTAAAAGCATTTTGTATTTCAGTCCAGTTTGCTTGGTTATCCATTTCGTTCAATTCATACAAATATTCTAATTTATTTTTCAAATCTTTGAAATAACTTATTAACATTGAATTATCTGAATTTAATACAAGCATTCTTGATGCAGATATTTGTAATTCTTCTATGTGGTGCTTCATTGTATCTTTCATCTTAAAATAATTTAGTTTGATTTGTATGGTTTACTATTCTTTGTATTGCTTTATCGTAATACTCTTTATCTAATTCACAAGCTGTTAGTTCAAATCCGTAATCGTGACAAGCTATGGCTATTGAACCTGAGCCTAAATGTGTATCTAATATTTTATCACCTTCTTTAGCATATTTATCTAATATCCATTTGTATAACTTATAAGGTTTTTCTGTTGGGTGAAAGGTATTTTGAGCAATTAAAGACGCTCTATTTAATTCAAATTGCCTTGTAACAGTTTCAAATGAAGTCCAAGCCATTTCCCCATCTGACATTGTTAAATCTCTTTGACCTTTATACCAAAATATCCAAGCTTTTGTAGGTTTTAAATATTCAGTAAAATAGTTTGCACCCCATATAATTTGATTTTTAGATACTCTTTTAAGTTCATTAAAATATTCTTTAGTAGGTATTGCATTATCCCAATTTTTTTGCTTATGTTCTTTTCTATTGTGTTTAATATTTTTATTAATACTTTTTTTTTGGCCATCAATTCCTAAGCCATAAGGTGGGTCTACAATAGCTAAATCAAAATACTTATCAGGATATCGAGCCATCAATAACATATTATCCTCGTTTGTTATTGTTATTTTATCTGTTACTTTCATCTTAAAATATATCTTTTAATGGGTCATAAAACGCACCTTCTACTTGTGGCAATCCAAAGTTATTTACTTTAAAATTAAAATCTTCAAATGGTGCATTTCTTGAACGTTTACAACTTACTTTAACTAATCCTTTATTAACTGTGTTTAATTCTAAACTAATTTGTGTTTCTGTTTTCTTTTCCAAGAATGAACCTAAATGTCCTGTTGGTTTATCAGTTCCAAAATTAGAATGTATTACTGTTACTATATGACAATCTAATTCTTTTGTCCATTTCATTAGCTTTTGAACTACATTATTACTTTCTTCAATATTGTTTACATCGCTACATAAATCTGCAATACCATCAATAATAACTAAACCTATATCTTTACCATCTAATCTGTCATATAAATAGTGTTCTATTATTTCTATTCTGTCATTAAAGCTATATTGTCTTAAAGCTAATGTATGATATTTATCTATATTTTTCAATCCCGCCATTTCTAAAGGTCTTTTAAATACCATTTGTGCGTGGAAATTACCTTGTTCAGTATCAAAATGTATTAAATGTTTATCATCTCTATTTGCTTTTAAATCACCACAAAATTGATGTAAATCTTCAGCTAAATATATTGCTGATAATAATGATACAAAAAATGTTTTCTTTGATTTAGGTGGTGCTTGTACAAAACTAAAGTTACCATAAGTTCCTATTGGTACTGGAAATATTATTTCACCATCTTTGCTTTCATAACTTTTAAAACCAAATGATATTGCTGGTTTTGGATGTTCTACTTTTTCTAATGGATTTAATATAGCTTCATCAACTATAAATTCCATCATTAAACGTTTTTCTTGTTTTTGTTCCTCTGTCATTGTTTTTGTTTGTTTTAAAAATAGTAAGTGTCGGGCAATGCAGTCCGGAACTGCTACACAGGTTTATTTATGCCCAACAATCTTACTTCCTTAAATTAAAATGGTAAATCAGATGCTACTTCAGCAGCAGATGCTTTCTCTTTTTTAGGAGCAGTTTTGATATTACCATCAGTCCAAACTACTGTTCCATTACCTAAATAAACTTTAGCTTTCTTTGCTTCACGTTCTTCTTGTGTTTGACTATCAGTTAAAGAAACGTTTTGTCCAAACTGATTAACATCATCGTTTACTCCAACTGTAAAATTGTAATAAACTGCACCATCTTTACCTGATACAAATTTTTCTTTTGGTAATTTGTCTACTCTTAAACTTACATTAATAATTGCACTCATATTTTTTATATTTAAATTTGCTTACCTTTTTTTACTGTTGTCAGCTATTCAGTTTTATTTTAACTTTGTATAAACGCAATAAATATAACTTATTTTGTTTTATAAATTTACTGCGTCTATACGGTAGTTATAGGTAATAAAATTTACTACCGTTTCTCTACCATCATTCTTAAACATTCCTCTTTAAGCATTTTTAGTCCAGTCGCTCTTGTAACATCAGCAGAATAGTCCTCACCTGCTTTGTATTTGCGTATAATTTCTTTTTCTAATTCCTTTAAAGTTTCGCTATACTCTAAAAATTGCTCGTGTATAATTGCTAATAAGCTCATAATCCGTAAATTTTACAACCTATAACAGCACCTTTAAAAAATGTCTGCCATAAGCATTGTTTGTCAAATGAAGTAATTTTTAGGCAGCCACTTCTTAAAGCTGCAAAACGTTATGTGCAAGGCTACAGTAGTATTTCAAAATGAGTGAAAAAGAAAAAACTTTCCAATGTGTTGTAATATCTCATTCCTTCATTCACATCCTTTAATGCATCATTTTCAAAACAATGCTCGTTTATAAAGTAAAGATTTCCGTATTTATCAACTTCAATCCTACCTATATAAAGGCTGTTACTTCCGTACCACTTAAATTCAACCTTTGTGCCTTGCTTCAAAAGTTTTTTCTTTTCGTCTGTTAATTGGTTTGTTCCTTGTATCATAATTTTATCTATTTAATCCACCAAGTACATAACAGCACATTAGCGTCAGTTTTTGGCTGTTTAGCATTGTGGTAAACTTGAACATTTCGGTAAGCCAAAAACCGAATGCCAAGCTGCGAACAGTTATTATTTTACTTTTAATAATTCGTCTTTAACTGCTTTTGCTAATTTATATTTATTTTCAATAGTTACAATATTGCCACCATTTTTTAAATATTCAATAGCTTTATTAAATTCTGGTGTATTTTTATTTAACCATTTTAAATCATCTTCTGCTTTAACTTCTTTATCGTGTTTATTAGTTGCATCAGCATCTTGTGTATCATCAATTAAAAGTAAGTTACCTAATGCGTATTTTTTAGCATAAGAACTTGCTGAACCAAATTGTTGTGGTACTTGCATACCTTTTTGATTTAAATCAACACCAACAATAGCAGTAGCTTTTAATTCATTAACTCCGTTATTATCTAAAATACTTGCAGTTGTTTCTAACATTGGTAAATTATATCCTTCTTTTGGTGTCAATAGTCTTTCACTAATTATAAAACTAACTTCATATTTTTCATTAAATGGTTTCAATGCTTCTAATATATCTTCAGCACTTCTGAAATTGTATTTACCAAAACTATTAAATTTTGATTTGTTTGCTTTAAATTCTTTTTGAATTAAAGATAGTTTTTGATTTAAGTTTAAGTCTTTCATTACTTTGTTTTTAAGTTGTATAATTCTTTTTTAATAATTGTCTTGTATTCTTTTGGGCAATCATCATCTGCTAATTCAAAGCAGTATGTTTCTAATGTGCTTAATAAGCTTTCTAATTCGCAAATCTTATTTTGCATAGTTTCAATTCTAAATCTGTTGTAGTCTAATAAATCTTTCATTGTTATTTGTTTTTAATTATGGTACAAATCTAACTATTAAATTAATACAAAAATAAACTTTAACATTTCTTTAACTTTTAGACAAAAAAAAGGATGCTAATTAAAACATCCTTCTTTCAACAAAAACAATTTGAAACATTATGAAAATTTAAGCAAGACATTTACTTGTTGTTTGTAGTAATCAATCATATCAATTAATTCTACATCAGCAAATTTAACTATTTGTTTTGATTTAATATACAGTTCTTCAGATAACTTATTACCAAGATATAAACTATATTTATATTGTTCACCTTGTTTAAAAACATTGCACCCCATACATTGAACTTGGCAGTTATCTTCATCCCATCTTGTTGAATAATTTGCTCTACTCATAAAGTGACCAGCTTGTAATTTCTTCCAATGGTCTTTTTTACCACAAGTTACACATTCAGCAATTTCATTTTTGGCATATCTTAAACGTATAAACTGACTAAAAACAGTATCTAATTCTTTTATTAGATTTTTCCTTAATGGTTTTTTAGCAACTTTAGCCATATTTTTTTGAATTAAACATAGCTATTAGCAACTCACTTTGCTTTTTATATGTTTTTTAAAACTTTTTTTGTTTATTTATTTATATATTTTTTGTTTTTTAAATATACAATTAAAAAGTATTTAGCAAATTTACAGTTTTTTTTTGACAAAGTAAATATTATAAAAAGTAAACTTATTAAATGTAAATGTTTATAAACTTTAAAATGTTACTTCTATACTTATAAATAATATATAATAATATAATTAATAATATATAATAAAAATACTTAACTATACTTTCTTTTTTATCTATTTTCTTTTCTTTTAATACTTTTGAAGTAAAAACTAACTGCTTATTATGCTTTATTTGTTGTTTTAAATCATTTTTAGACACTTTCTTTTGATTTATATGTAAACTATTGTCTTTTGTTTTTTTGTGTCTTATTTTAACGT